AAGTATGTTTGCTAATTGGTTTCTCAATGCAGGAGTTTGCATTGCTTTTGTTAATTGTACATCAATTGGTAATTTTGATTGTAATTGCTGTGGTGTTGGCTTGTCGCCTTGTATGGCCTTGTTTATGCCTTTGGCGGCCATTTTAGGATTTTGTATAGGCTGACCTAACTTGGCTCCTAGTGCCTTAAAACCTTTTGCTACTTCCTTTTCTTGGTCAGGTGTGAATGGCTCCAATTCCATTTCGTCGTCATTTTTATTTGACTGTTTTGCGTTGGAATTTGGGTCTTGTATTCCTTTGTTATATTCGTATAAGTCTGCTAGTTTCATCTTCTTCTATTAAGCCTTGCAACTCTTTTGCTAACTGGATTACGCCTTTTTGTTCTTGCGGCTCTCCTTGCCATTCTTCTACCCATTTTTGCTCTGGTCTTTTTGAGCGTCATGCGTTTTTTTAAGTTGATAGGTTTTGAGCATTGACCTGCATTAGACACCATTCTGCCTTTGCGTGGGCCACTAGTACATCTGACCTTACGAACAATTTTACTGCCTCGCTTGGCCCAGACCATTTTGGCCTCCATTACTCCTTCTACTTCAACTATTCTCATTTTAAAATAACTTAAATATTAATGCGATTATCAAACTCGACATTGTTGCAAATACACCTGCCATAATACCTACAAGCCAATTCTCTATTTTAGCAAAATGATCTTTTACTTCGACTTTGAATTCTTTTATTTCTGTTGTGACTTGCTCTATTCTCAGCATGTCAGCAATAACTTGTGATTTTAAATCTGGTTCATTAGCATACAACTGTTCTGCTGGTTTGCTATCTAATTTTTTGTCTGCCATTATAATACATCCTGTTTAGAAAATTCAGTATTTACTGAACTTTTTGTATCAACTGTACCGCCGTTTAGAACAATACCGTTTAATTCTTCTTTCAGTGTGTCTAATGTGTGAGCACCTAGTCTCTCAAATGCAAACTTAAATACCCAACCTGCACCTGTCAATGTTGGTGCACCGTAATCATCTAGTCCTGCCGAAACTCCGTCGACTGCAATTGGTGTATTCATCAGCATAGGTTGTGCTCTCAAACTAATTACCTGTACTAAACTTTCAAAATCTTTTTGTGTATCGTCTGTAAAATCGTCTGTGGCAGTTATGTCTATTGTGGTGAACAACGTAAAAAATTCTACATCTCCTGTGAGTACCTCACTTGATGTTAGAAGTCCACCTGATCTTGTTTGTGCCATATGTGTCTCCTGTCACTGTTATAAGCATATTTATCATTTTCTCAGTATATTCAGGCACTATTTTAATAGCCAAAAAAAACCCCCTTAAAAAGGGGGTTAAAATTTCTAAATTTTAAGTTAGTTATTAGCCTGAAAAACTTGCCACTACTGCTGTTACGTTAGCGAATGCTAAAACGTCTGAAGCAGATTGAGTTGTTTGAACTGCTAAATTTGTTGTTGAAACGTCAACACCTGCAATAGATCCACCTGCTGAACACTGAGCGATTGCTAAATCTAAATCGTCATATGTTACGATATGTGTTTGTGAACCTAATCCGTTACCTTCACCTGCTGATGCTGGGTTTGCCTCTAATCTTACTAATGCCATTATTGGTCTCCTAATTCTGTGTTACAAAGTGTTTTGTTTAACATATCTTTGTAACTTGGTTACTTTTATTTATCAAAGACTATTGATTTTTTGGAGTTTTGAAATTGAAAATTATTGGATTTTTTACTTTCCAGACAGTAAATCTTTAAATTTATATCGTAAATTAGCCATTGTATCGCTTGGATTTCGGATATAAGATGCTACTGTATTTCTTGCTTTTGAAAGACCTTTTTTAATGCCAAAACTTGGTAGTACTGAATCGTATTCTGCATCAGGATCAAATGCAGGATTACCGTAGTATTTTTGATGTCTTAATTTTCTGCCATCGCTACCAGTTCTAACATCATCACCGTCTTTGGTGTTTAATCCTCTACGTGATGTACCTTTTAGTGCGGCTGTTCTTGCTTTGGCTCTTAACTCAGCATCACTAGGACCGTCTTTTTTACGAGGCTCTGTCCTTTTGCTTATTTTATCTTTTTGTGACGTGCCTCTTACATCGGCATCAGTAGTGCCTTTATCAGGTACATTTTTTAAATCTCCCACCTCTACATCTGTTCCAACTGCCTGCCCCATATCGCGACCATATGTAGATGTATCAGTACCAACACCCTGTATTCTTCGCTGAATATGGATATCTCGCATCTGTTTCATTGCATCTTTTTGTGCCTGACTGATTTCTTGGATTATTACTTCGTCGATTCTCATAATACTATTTATGACCTTTTTCTACTTTGCCAGTATGCGGCAATACCTGCCAACCCAGCCGCGGATTTAGGTCCTAACCTTCCGCCTGTTATTCTTGGGCCAAATTCTGCACCAACGTATGCCGATGCACCTGCTACTGCTAAACGTTTAAGTGTTGTTTGATCAGTTGCTTTGTCTAATTCTGTGTTAGTTGCATTAACTAATTTATAGTTTCTTTCTTTTGCAAACTTATTTAATGTTTTGTATAAATCACTTCTTACTGCTTTGGCTCGCATTATGTGTAACATTTTTGTAACTGCTAATTGCTTTTGCCTATATTTCAATCTGCTCCAGTCTGATATTAATCTTCTAACATTTTGTATTACCATATCTTTAATTTTAAGTTGTCTTTGTAATCTTAAAAAGTAAAGTGAATTTGGAATTTTACCTTTTGCTATGTCTGTCATAAACTGATGCATAAGTTGTTCGTTAAATTTATAATCTTTTTTATACTTAGAATTTATTGTGTAAGCAATCATGTAATGATCATTAGCACCTAATCTACTTGCACGATATTTTCCGTGTCTTACATTTGCATTTGCATATTGTATTGCAAATGGCCTATATTTCTTATCTTGTGCAAACACATACACCAGCATAGTTGTTACCATTAGTAATTCTGCTAGATCAACTTTATTATATGGCTTAAATCCTTCAGTGGTTCTATATAATCTACTTTCTTGTAGATCGCCTATGAATTGATATTGTGCTTGTTTTTGCTCTTTGGGTGTTTCCATTATGCTCCTGGTCTCCCTGTACCAAAATTCTTAACACTAAAGTCTAATCTGTCAACTAATTTAATTGCGTTTCCAATATGATCAACAGCAACAAAGCCTTCTTCACCTGTAACATCATAGTCGCCTTCTTGGTTTTGTACAAACGTGTCTATTTGTCTTATGTTTGCTAATTTTTTAATTATCATTTCTTTTGCTTTGATCAAATCTAAATACACAACGTATGCTTTTTCTATCTCTTCTTGGTTGCTTTCTAAAAATTTAATACCGTCTATCATTAATTTTGTTTTTCTTACTTTACCGTCATCACTTTTTAGTTTTTCAACTGCTGATTTGAGTGTGCCTTTATACTCTGCAATAAATCTTTGAGCAAATACTTTTGGATCTTGTTCGAAACCTACTAATTCTCTGATAATTTTATTTACACTTGCTTTGATTCTTGTTCTTAAATCATCACCAAATTCGTTATTTTTAAGAAAGTCTAAATCTGTAACTGCTTTCAAGTTTTGATCTGCATTGTTAATTAGTTCAGCCATTTCTTGTGACTCTTCTTGTGTAAAAGTAACTTGCCCTGAGTAGTCTCTTATGATTGCATCTCTGTGCCAGACATCAGGGTGACTGCCTAAACTACTTGCGTCGAACCCAAACTTTGCTGACAAGTCTGCTAATCCGCCACCGCCAACATATTCTGTGTGAAACACTATGCCTATTTTTGAACGTAGAATATCATTTGCAAGATTACTGTTTTTAGGAATGGCATATATAATTGTGTTTGGTTTAAACACTATAAATTCTTCGCCTTTGATATTTGCTTCTGATATGCTGTCGTCTGTGTACAGTAAATCTCCTTGTACAACTTTTCCTTTAAAATTTAATTTTTGTAAATGCATAAATGCACTAATTAATTTTTCTTGTAAGCCTTCTGCTTCGTGATTTGCTTTGATGTCTTCGATGCTTTTGTTTACTAATGGATTTCTTTTGTTGAATACACTTTTAGTACCTACAAAAAACTTACCGTCTGCTGGGTCTGTACCTACAAATACTGCTGGAGCACCGTCCCATTTTGTTGTTAAGTTGAATTTTGTTTTAGCACTACCTTTCAGCATCTCATGAAAACTGTGAAGGTATTGTATTGCTTGTTTACCTCCAGGTAATCCGTCATTAAAAATTAAATCTTCTAAATGTTCAAGGTGAGTGTTTTTGCTTTCATCTAGTCTGTGATGAATCACACATTCAGTTAAGTATCCTTTAGTAAGATCGACTGCTCTCATTAATAACTCGTGTCTATTTTTTCTATTCCTGAATCTGCAGGATCTAGTGTAGTTAATTTTTTCTTTTGCTTACCTGATAATTTTTGTGTTACAAGTTTAACACCGTTAATACTGATAATTTTTTTACTAGGGATACCTGTTGTAGTTGATTGTTTTGGGTTATCTGGGTTAAAGAATCCTTTTATTTGTACATCTGGTACTCCGTCGCCGTCTGAATCTGCTGTAAATTGTATAAACTCACCAGTTTTTAAAACATTATCGCTAGTTTTCCATTGTATTTTATCACCAGGTTTTGGAGGTTGGACACCATACACTTGTTCCCATGTAGTGCCCTGTTGTTTATTAGTTCTACGATTTTTAATATAGTTATCTAATTTACCACCTGCTCTGGCTCCAACTGTTGCCATGCCTTTTACAAACCAGTTGTCATCTTGATACCTAGCGGCAACACCTGCGCCTGGCTTATCTTGATTAGTGGCATCCCACCATGCTTTAACATCGTCCCATCTTTTAAAGTTTAATAGGTTTTTAATTCTTGCTGATGTGTTTCTTTGAAATGCTCTTCTAGTAAAAGAAGGATCTGCAGGAATAAAATCTTGTTGCCTTTCGTCATATACATAAAATATATTGGCTTTATTGTCTATATATCCTTTGTACGGATAGCCGTCAACTTCAAATTCTACATGAGAGTATGCTGGATCACTAACAATGTTTTTCCATTTTTTAGCAGGTGCTTTTTTTTGATAGTCTGCTAAACTATCCTCTTCGCGTAATATGACTTCGTTAATCTTCATTTGTTTTGGACCTTGATTCTTTAATAATCTGTACGCCCTTAACAAATCTTTCAGGTCTATTACCTTTAATAGAATTTATCAGACGTCGTTGAAGATCTAACGCCTCTGCTTCGTCAAAGTTTTCTTGTATTAATTCAATAAGATTTAAGGCACTTTTAATAATATGATTGCCTCTAGACTCAATTACATTTAATTTGTCTCTTTCTGAAACTATTGAGTTAAGTTCTTGTAGAATTGATCTGTGATTTAAGGACATTTTATCTCCGTTTAAGCATATTTATCTAAATTACTTCTTCTTGAGGAGATTCCTAAGTTCCAAACCTTGCTGTACTATGTCGACATTGTCGTCAGTTGCGTCTTCGTCGCTTCTGATTGCTGATGATCTTTTAAGTGTTTCGGTCATAGTTATCGTATTAATAGTGTCATACGTCTCTTCATCTTCTTCTAAATCTTCAATTCTTAGGGTTTCTGGGTTGAATTTTAGGTCTACTTTACTACCAACACCGCTACTAGAACGTGTTTTCATAAACTGTATTTGATATCTACCACGTTCTCGCATGGCGTTGCTTGTAAAAATACCCACAACATTATCTGCTGTTTGTATTTTACTAATACCACCTGCAATATGACTGTGATCAAATTCTATTTCTTCCACAGCACCCCTGTTCAACTGCGATGCTGTAACTAATAACACATTTAATTCAACTGCTAAGTTACGCAATTCTTCTGATACATACTTGTCTTTAATAAACAAGTCACTCGGACTAACTTTTCCGCTAATTGGCATCATCAAATCCAAGTAATCTACCAATAATGCGTCTACTTTGATGCCTGTTTGTATCTCATATTCTCTCAAAAACGACCTAATATCATTGGCATTTACACCATTGCTCATCTGTTTTATGCGGAATTTACCTGCACCTTTACCTTTCATACGCACTTTTAAGTCCACATCATCCATGTTTTTCATAACATCTCTAGTGGCATACTCACTAACCATAGCATCAATACGCATACTTGACAGTTGTTCACTTAACTCTAGACTCAAATAAACAGTATTAAGTCCTGCTTGACTCCAGTTTACACCTAAGTTTTGTAAAAACAAACTCTTACCTGCACCTGAACCACCTGCAAATACTGTAAGTTCTCCCCTATTAAGTCCACCATATAACTTTTGATCGAAGTTTTTCCAGCCTGTGCTTATTGCTCCTGCTTGATCTTTAATCCATTGTAATCTTTCTTTAGGATTTTCATAATAATCTAAACCAAAATCACTTACTAAACCTACGCCAGTTGCTTCTTTGATAAGTGCCTCTACACTACCATAGTCTTTATTTTCTAATAAGTCTGTACTATCTAGTATTGCTTTTTCTAATGCTTTATGTCTACAGAATGTTTCAAACTCATCCATAAACCAACTCATGTGACTGTCATGTGCATCTTCAACTGGCTTTAAATCTAAGCCATTTACTGCTTCAAGTTGCTCTAATGTAGGAATACTAGCATATTTGTTAGCATGATCTTTTAAGAACTCTACAGCATCTCTGTATTTTCTATTAAACATATAAGGCTCAACAATATTGTTTACCCTTACAAATACATCAGGATCTGTAACTAAAAATCTTAGAAACAGTTCTTGTATATCTTCGCCGTATTCTTTTATATCACTCATAACATTTTACTCTGTACTTCAATCTTAATTTTATTTGCGACAGCATATTTAATTATACTAGATAATGTCAAAAGTCTGCCATATTTGAGTACCGCATCGCCTACATCTTTTATGTCTGTGTGCCAAGGTGGGAAACTTACTTCCCACCCTAGTTCAGCGGCCTGCCTTATTAAATCTTTACCTGGCGCATCTCTGTCCGGGCAAAGTATTACTTTTTTATTTAACGAATTTATCTGTTGTATCTGTCTTTCGTTCATAGTATTACCTAACACACTTACACCATCTATTAGTATAGCATCAATAACACCTTCTGTTACTACTACAATATCTCTATCTGAGTAAATGTATTTGTCTATGTTAAACACATATCCTGCTTGACTGTTGTTTATGTACTTAGGAGTTTCTTTTGTAGGCGGATTTATATGTCTACCTACATAACCTACTACTTCTTGGTTGTAGTAAAAAGGAATAATTAGTCTATTTTTTAACATAAAGTCATCGCAAATAAACAAATCATAATTTGTATCTAACAGTTTTCTTTCTTTTGCATACAACATTATTTTTTCATGTGTTTCGTTGTATGGTAATTGCGGAACATCTCTTACATTTATTACATTTGGTAATTCTACTGGTTTGAATTTTTCATAACTTATAACAATATCGTCACTTTCGTTATCAAACTCTTCTATTTTCATTAGTTCTAGTACAAGTTTCTTTACACTTTCGTTAGTTGCACCTAACTTTACTGCAAGGTCTTTGTATTTTTTACCAATCTTTTTGCTAGGACTCCAGCCAGTTGAGAAACCACAGTTAAAACAATTATACGCAATCTTAGGACCTGTGGATATTACTCCTGCTCTGCCTCGTTTGTCATTGCACATAGGACAATTAAAAGTCACCCAACCTGCAGGTGTCTTTTTATGTTTGTGAGGCAAGTGAGTTGTCAACAACTCATGTACCTGTTGTATTGCGTCAGAGTGCTCCATTGCTGTTATTATACTAGATTATAAGTATGAAGTCAAGTTAAAATCTATCAGTTTTATGTCTTGTGCATACTTGTCTAGTACTCGGTCTTTCATATTGTTATCAAATGCTGTTATGTCATCTAATTCATCTGCTGGAATATGATAGTCGAGTATGTACTTGCTTGTTATGTTAAATGTTTTATGCAAAAAATTACTTACGTCTTCCAGATGTACAAATTTATCAATTAGTTTTATGTTGTCTTGGTATGTTCCTACAAACGATGGCTCGTGGTAGAATAATTCACTGTTTACATAATCACTAAAAGTGATATTTTCATAAATGTCTTTTTGTATTACGGCCTTCCACCTAAATATACTGCGTTCTCTAGTAAATGGATTTCTCACAAACATAATATTTTGTAAATTACTGTCATACTCGTTAGTGTCCAATACATGATTAGGTGCGGTATAATCTAATAATTTGTTTTCAAATAATTTCTGTGCTATCCATCTGGTCCCACACCGGGTAGGAAACACACAGGCATGAATGCCATTGTTTAATTTATGCATATTGTTATTTAATTTCTTAAAAGAATTTTATCAAATGATCCTGAATTAGTTGAACCAGGAGAATATTTAAATCTTAAGAAATTGAAGTTGCCCGTGAAACTGTAATAAGTTACACCGGACACATTTGCCATTGGTATTCTTTCTAAATTGTTTACTACAGGTACACTTGCCCAATTTGAATCATCGCTTGAAGGTGCTTGTAAACTTAAACTGCCTTCTACAAACACGTTTCCTGTAAATTCGGTTGAGTATATTCCTATTGTATGTGTTGCATCTCTAAAGTTTTTGTGTTGATTGCCTTCAAATGAACCGCTTGTGAAAACATTTGCCGCATCGCCGTTTTCTAAACTACTTGTTTGGTTCCATACATTTGCAACCTGTGTTGGTACTGGCGAAGGATTTGCATCATTCTTTACTATTAATGTGCAAAGTATTCCATTGTTGTAATCAGAATAGATTGGAGTCTTAGTACCATCGTCTGCAACATTTTTAAATGACACTTTGTATTGTCCTTCGACTAAAGAATTCATATCTTCTTCTGACAGTTTGAGTTCTGCTGTACCTTTATTAAGACCAGGTACTGCAAACCTTGTCAATACTTTTTCGTTAGTAGAGTATTTGATAATGTCTGCTTGTATATCATTATTATACACATTTTCTTTTTTTCTGTCTTGATTTGTAATATTGATGTACACGATATTGTCCATACCTTTGTGTACTATAAATTCTTTTCTGTTCATACTTCTGTTATCCACATAATAATTTTCCTGCTTCTTTACAAGATTCAGTGTGTTTGATTGATACATTAATAGTGTTAAATTGCTCATACATGTTCATTCCTTATAATGTATTTATCTACAAAGGTATAAATAAAAATATGCAGGACCAACAGGAAATACAAGAAAAGTTTCCTTTCTTTACTATGCTTACATATGGTGAGAAAGAATACTTTGGTATAGTTCAAAATCAAGACAATGCAGTCACATCTTTCTACGATTATAATGTGCTAGTAGCACCTGAAGAAAAGAAACAATTTGTAGAATTAGGCGAAACATGGTGGTGGGAAAGTAATCGTCAAATCCCAATTGATGTGTTTTTATTTAATGAGATGAGAGAGTTTAGGAATTGTTTAAAAACATTCAATAACAAAGATATAGATATCATATTTGGTCCAGTGACCAGCATTCATAATCTAGTTAAGAAAAGAATTAAAAGAAGAACAATTCAATTAGTCAAGAAGGCTGACTAATTTATTTAACTGAACAATTATAGCCATTGCGTAACTATATGCGTGAGACTTCTTAAAGGAGTACGTTTCGTTGTCACCTTTAATCCATACTTCCTTTTCAATCTCACTCCAACTTTTACCTACAAGATATCTTTTACCAGGCCTTATCATTGCAAGTATCATTGCTAGTTGGTCTATGTTTGTAGGCCTATGTTGGTTCACAATATCAAAATGATTGCTGATATGAAATAGTTGTTCTACAATTTCTTTAGCACCAAATAAATCCCATACAGGTTCTTGATTACATAATTTATCTAACTCCTGCTCTGATTCTATATTGTTGTATACACTATTGTTCAGTACATCTAATTTAAAATAACCTAAATCATCTGCTTCTTTGTGATCAATATTACTTAATCCTGTTACAGGATCATGGGGTATAGGCTGTATATAAACGCCTGTGTTGTGTTTTTCCATACCACCTGGACGTTTGATACTACCTGTGATATTATCTAACACACAAAGCAGTTTATCGCGGTTAGCCATATCGATATCTACATCAAAATCAATCTTCACTGAACAATAAACTCCACTTCATTAGTTTTTCTTTTTTAACTGCCATACGTTTTTGTATTTGTTCATCAGTAACAAGGCCGCCATTTTTGAGTATATCTATCATACACATGACATCGCCGATCTCATCTTGTAATTGTTTATAATCACACGGTTCGTCAAATCTTATCATTTTGCTACATGCCTGAATAAGTTCTGCACATTCCTCCATTGTGATTACTAACATTTCTTCTCGTTTTTTCATATCTCTTTACCTTTAAATTCTTCTGCAAGTGGAAATATGTTTGCTATCACATCTGCTACTGCATGAGCAATGTCAATGTGCTCTTGCTGTGTACCATTAGCACCACGTAATTCAATGTAGTGAATCCAACTACGCAACGTACCGTTAACATACATTCTACTCATTGTATTACCTTCTGGTAATACTGCCCTTGCTTGTTCTTTAGCAATACCGTTTTCTATTGCCCAAGTATATGTGTCTGTTGCTTGTTTGATTAGATCCTCTTGTTTTTGTCTCCATTCTAATTCTAACTCTTCGTTATCTGTTTTAATACTGTTCTGCCTATTTTTAAGATCTTGTAATCTAGCCTCACGGATTTCAAAACTTAAATCCTGTGTAGGGTCAGCATAACGTTGACTAAACTCTTGGAAACTAAAACTTCTGTGCCTTAGTATTTGACGTGCAATGTCTCTGGTTGTTTCAATCTCCAAACATGCTGACACCATTTCAAGTGGTGACCAATGTTTGTGTTTCATCAAATACTTCACAAGTTTTTCATTTGTTTCTATATTATTTTGATTGTTTGGGTTACTTACCCTGGCGCAATAGGCTATTAAGTCTAATGCTGAATGTTTGTGCAAAGCATCATTATATGGTGCTTGGCTGTGACTTACTATTTTTACGTTCATAATCCTGACGCCTCCGCTATGTCTTGTACTAGATTAACTTCTTCTGTGTTTTTTAAAAATATTCTTTTCCAAAATCCTGGATCAGCAATATCCTTTATAAGTTCAACTTGTTCACTGTTAAACTTTCCCCATAGTTCTTGTCCGCTCTCGCTTAGGAATAAAAACCATGGAGAAATTTTACCACCCCTTATGTGATAGACTGCTAGTTGTGGTGCTACTTTTCTAAAATAATCTGCCCAGTCTTCACTTTTCTCTTCTCCCCATGCCTGCATACATTTAACACTTCTTTCTATGCCTCGTTGTGCAGGTTCTTTTTTAATTAATTCTTTTAAGTAAACGTCATATGTTGCATCTTTTGTCCAGTCTGCTAATTTAACACTTTCTCTAATTAACCATTCTGCATAATTATTTGGCTCTAGTAAATCTTCTTTAACCATCTTTCTTCCAAACTTTACAAAACCTGTGTAGTATTTGCTTTCAGCAAATTCATCATACGTTTTTGTCTTTGCATTATGCATGTTTATTTCATAAAATTTTTGATAAGTTCTGAATGCTAATCTTACATGAGTTAAATCTTTATCTGTGTGCCTTCTTTTTTGTGGGCACATATGAGCACTTAGAGTTCTTTCACTCATAAATGTCTTTTTACAATATGTGCAAGTTAAACTCACTTAAATATTTCCTTTATTTCTTTGTCATCGATACCATTGATTTCTGCTAATACTTTTAAATCTTCTTTAGTGTTAATACTTAGCAATAACTCTACTTCATCGCTCTTTGCTAACGGAAATATTTCTCTAATTAGTTCTTCAACTTTATCTTTTTTACGTTTTGCTTTAGGCACTTTTACAAAAGGGTGAAATTGACTTTTGCCAACACCTGCTAAACACATTAGTTTCCATTGCAGTTCAGGGTGTTTACTAATGTCACTCCAATTAGTATTCATAAACTCGTTTATCATTACAAGATAATGACCAGCAAATTTTCCTTGTACACTACTAGCATATCTTTGCGTCATCCACAAATTCATGCTCTTGCGTTGCTCGTCTGATAGGTTTGCATAGTAGTTGTAGTCTTTGCGATCTACTGCCGCCATGATATCTTTAATTTGTAGCAGAGGCTTTTTTGCCATTACTCGCCCTCGTATTCAATTAGGGTTCTAACTTTATACCCTTCAGCAACTATTTTAGCAGAGCCGCCTAAGTCTGTCAAGTTTATTACAGCCACAACTAAAATATTTTCTTTAGGCACATTCCAATTTGCATGTACTAATTCTGCACAGGCAAGTGCTGTGCCACCTGTTGCAATTAAGTCGTCAACAATCACAACTTTGTCATCTGGTAATATTTCTGTATTTTTTTGTATCTCTAATGTTGCTGTGCCATACTCTAGTTGGTATTCTTTTTTATAGGTTTCGTTTGGTAACTTACCTGGCTTACGAGCCATAATAAAAGGAACATCCATATCTCTTGCCAACGGTGCTCCAAACACAAATCCTCTGCTTTCTATACCAATAATTTTTGTACCTTGAAATGCAACATTGGTTAGGTCAACTAATGCCTTATTAAATGCTAAAGGGTTTTCAATTAGACTAGTAATGTCCCTAAATTGTATTCCTGGAATAGGAAAATCAGGTACAGTCCTAATTGCTTGTTTTAGGTCTTGCCAAAATTCTTTCATTAAAATAAATCAATTTGTTCCCACGGAAGATTGTCTTTTCCGAAGTGCCCATATAATGTGGTTGTAGTTAAATCTAAACTAAACAAATTAAATTTATCAATAATACCTTTTGGTGTTAGATCAACATTTTCTGTAATCCAATCTACTAAGTCTGTTCTTACTTGTCCGTCTGCATACACATACAAACTAGTTGGTTCTACTACACCAATTGCATAACTTAATTGTACTGTGGCATTATTTGCCTTACCACTTGCTACAATATTCTTTGCCAAGTAACGTGCCATGTAGGCCGCACTTCTGTCAACTTTAGTACAGTCTTTACCTGAAAAAGCACCACCTCCATGTGGAGCATAACCGCCATAAGTATCAACGATAATTTTTCTTCCAGTAAGTCCAGTATCTCCATCTGGTCCACCGATAACAAATCTACCAGTTGGATTGATTAAGAATTCTGTATTACTTAAATCTTGATCTGTGATTTCATCTCTAATAATTTGCTCAACTCTATCACGTACCATTTGAATACTTACATCATCATTATGTTGCGTACTGCATACAATTTTTGTAATACCTGTTGGTGTATTTACATTGTCATACGCCATTGTTACCTGTGCTTTACTATCTGGTCCAATCCAGTCTTCACCGCCTTCTCTTTCTACTTGAAGTCTTTTTAGAATTTTGTGACTGTAATGAATAGCACTTGGCATATAATTAGGAGTTTCATTACAAGCATATCCAAACATAAGTCCTTGATCACCTGCACCAAAATCATCTGTACCTAATGCAATATCTGGGGACTGCCCGTGTAGTTCATTATATACTTTTAGATGTTTCCAGTGAAAGCCTTCTTGTTCGTACCCAATACCTCTAACAACGTCTCTAACAATTTTTTCAATCTCTGCCTTGTCAAACATATCGCTTTTGTATTCACCTGCTAGTGTAACCATATTAGTTGTCACTAATGTTTCTACAGCCGCTCTATGTGTTTGTTTGCCATTTATCAAATATGTTGCTACAGCATCTGATATTAAGTCTGCTATTTTGTCTGGGTGTCCTATGCTGACACTTTCGCTTGTAAATTCGTAACTCATAAATCTCCTTCTTTAACAAAGATACCATCTACCATTTTACCTTTACGGTCTTTGATATCATTCCATGCTTGTTCTAAACAGTCCTCTATAGTAAGGCCGTTCCTTTCTGCTATGTTTATTAATACAACAATCATATCACCAATGTCGTCTGCAACGTCTTTACCTTTACAAATATTGTCACTTAGTTCGCCCATTTCTTGTATGAGTTTTGCTAATTGATCTTTGTCTGTTGCACCATCAATAAGATTTCGATCATGGTGCCATTGCGTAATTTTTCTCATTAAGTGATATGCTGTTGCCATACCGTGGTCGTCTGCCATTACAGTTTTCCTTCTTCTCTCATTTGTTCACGTATTTTAGTAGCACTGATATCGTGTATAGCATCGTCAAAAACTTCTTGCTCAATTTTATATCCAACATCTCTACCATACGTTATGTTTAACAAGTTAGGTACAACTTGTATTTTTACCTTGCCAGCAAATTTATATAAACTCTGTTGTAAGTTTTCTATAACTTCATATGCTGGAAAAGGATTCTTTTCATCTGTTGGCATATCTCTAACCATCAAAAACACCTGTCCGTGTTTTGCTAATGCTCTGTCGAACAATGCTTGGTGCCCAGGATGCCAAGGTTGAAATCTTCCAAGCATTTGTGTTGTGGGTGCTTGGTTGTCCCATATAAATCTTTGTCCAATTTCATAAGCAATTATTTTAGCATCTACATCGCCACGTTGTTCGTGTACATTGTAGTCTGACACATAAGGTCTTTCAAATACTTTATTAGTGTCTTCAAACCTACCTTCCTTTATTGTGTCTACAAATATTTCATAGTCAGCACTAAAATTATTTCTTGCCTTTTCAAAAGGAGCAACAAAATCTGCGATTGCAATCTTGCCTTCTGCTTCTGCGTTTTCACACAAAGACAACATTCGCTGATTCTGTCTTAATCTACCTTCTTCAGAGAAGTCCCAATCGTCTGCTTCTTCTCTGACTTTATCTGCGTTGAACCAAGCAACTTTGTCGCCTAAATATTCAACTAGTCGTTCTGCCAAGTATGTTTTACCACTACCTGGCAAACCAAAAATTAATACTCTCATTTATTCCTCGTTTTGTTCACGTTCCCATTCGGCGTTATCGTCGAAATCTTGCAAGTACTCCTCATCGAGTTCATTGTACTTGTCTTCTGAGTCGTGCCACTTCTTATTTAACCAACCAACTTCTGCGTGATAACTTTTACCGGTAGTATCATTTTGATCATATTCTGCGTCAAGTTCTACCTTGTCATAGTACACTCTATCAATGAATTCGCCCACATTAGTTTCCACAATGCCCATGCCTAATTTGTATTGATCAAAGTCGTCGCCGTCTGTTTCTACAAAGTAACTGGCAAAAGTTCCTTTCTCACAACTGTGAAATGCTAACACTGGCACATAATGGTTACCTTCGTCATCATCTTCATTTACAAGTTCAGGTTCTTCATTACCAAAATACCCGCCTTCTCTACCATACATATGAATAGGACTAAAACTACCGACTTCGTTATCGTAGGCATAGTCGTCTTCACCGTCTGCTGGAACTTCGAATACTGTTAATTCTGAATCACCGTACGCACTATTAATGTGTTCTATATCATCACATTCCCACATGTAATAATCTTCTCTTGGTGCAGGAATTTGTTCAGGATCATCATGCTCTGCATTTTCATCAAGTTCTTCGTCGCCACCCCAGTTATCAAATGATAAAACTGTATCAACTAGTTCACCTTCATCCATACCTATTGTTTTTGTTACAAATTCATTGGTAACTTCGCCTATTACCGTTTCGCCACCGTAATAACCGCTATCTATTCTAAATCTTCTTTTTGCCATTATTTCTCCTTAAAATACATCTGCTAAATCTACTACATCTGGTATCTTATTTGCTTCTTTAACAAATAATACACTTTTAGGAACTGCCTTTTGTTCTATAGGAGTTACTAATAAATGCCCTGGCTTTAACTTTGGAAAAAACCATTTGATGTCTTGGTAATAATTTGTAATAAATACCTCTTCTATTTCTGGTATCTTATTATTCATAGGATTAAAAACAGGAGTTTTAAATCCTCTATTATTTAAACTTGTAAGAGGTACAATCTCTATTTCTGTGTGATAGTCGTCATCGCAAATTGCTATACTCCAATCCATTGGCATTTTTACTTCATGCCCGCCAATGTTCAGAACAACTGCTGGTGAATAAAAACTTTCTAGAAAAATTAATTCTAGCCAATAGTAGTCATAAAATTCTGGGTCGCTAACGTCTAATATGCAGTACCTGAGATCGTTTATTTGATCAGGCACACTATCTAAATCATAGACATCGTTTTCAATTGTTAGTATATTCATATCTTCTCCGTAAACATAATTATAGCACCTTTATTTTAAAAGTCAATCTATATTTAAATATATTCTATTTTTGTAACCTTAAACGGATACTCTGCTTCTCTGTAAAATTTCTTTCTTTCTGTTAAATGTTTTTTACTGTATTTTAATGTGCTAGTAATATCAAACACATTCACAAAGTCTTTGTCTTTGGCTTTTCTTATACCCCTACCAATACTTTGTATAACTCTAACAAAACTTTTACCAGGCTCAATAAGTACTAAATTAAATATCCTTGGTATGTTAATACCAACTGCCGCAACACCATAAGTTGCAACAATTACTTTGCCTTCTGCTTCACTGACTTCGTCATAGTTTTCTTTTCTTTCTGACTGCTTCATGCCACCGCTTACAAAGACCCAGTCTGGGTTTTGTTCTATTAACAACTCGCCTGTTTTTATTCTGTCTACTAAAATTAATGTATTTCCATTGTCCGTCATGCCGTTTATTAGTTGACTTATAAATTCTATTCTTTCAGGATTGGTTGTTATCCATTTTAGTTCTTGTGCATAGTTACTAAAGCCTACATGCGTATCTGCTAACTGTAAAACATTTACTTCTAAGTTAGATAGTACACCTTTGTCTTGTAATTCTTTTGCACTTAATTGACCAATTACAGGACCAATTGTGCTAGTCATTGCAACTGCTTCATGCTGGTCTTTGGGTATTGTTCCTGTTAATCCCCAACGAATTGGCACATTAGAAAACACACTACTAAGTAATTGTTTTAGTACATCTGCTTTTGCTTTGTGTACTTCGTCAATCATAATACACACAACACCGTCAATGAATTCACCTATATCAAAATCTACTGCTTCTTTGGCCTTAGACTTTTTGTGTAATATTTCTAAACTTTGCCAAGTGCAAATTGTGTGCGTTTTATTGTATTCTTTTCTGTCCCCGTAGAAAACACCAACATCTAGTCCTAAATGCTTGTAGTCCGCTTCTGTTTGCGTTACAAGGTCCTTATTAGGCACTATCACTATTGTTCTACCATACTTCTCGCATTGATGACTTAGTGCGGCTGTTACTAGTGTTTTACCAGCACCTGTGGCAATCTCTTGTATACATTGTGGGTTGGCTAAAAACTTGTTAATTATTTCTACTTGATAATCTCTAAGTATAATTGGTAATCCTTCTGCAGGGTGTTTCTTAGGCCAACTAAATTCTTCATATGTATCTTGCTTTACTTCATCAAAACCAAAATCCCATTTTTCTCTTTTATCATCAAGTACAACTTCGTAACCTAATTCAGTTACTACAGGAATAAGTTGGTCTAAAAGATTCAAATAACTTCTGCCACCAACATCACAAAATCTCACATAGCCGTCCCAACGACCTAGTTTGTATGCCGGCATGTGATATGCATATGGCAAGAAGTATTTGCAAGTGTCAGATAGTTTTCTGCGTGTGGCTACGTCTAAGTCATGAAACTTGATGTTTACTTCATCTCTTATTTCTAATCTTGTTTGTCTAGCCATAAAATTTATTATACATTATATATGTGTGTTGTCAATCTATTCATAGTATACTTTTACAAATTTCTATGCTTCTTCTGTTGTAACCTGATTGCGATACTGTACCAAATCCTAATGAATATCCTGTGTTGTCTTGCTTATGATATGGCAAATAATAATGCAACTTTTCTATAGTTGCTACAGGTCCAAACACAATGATGTCAACACCGTTGTTGTACAGTTCTTTACCTCTTAAAAAATCTTCGTATGATGCAATTTTAATTGTTATAATATTATAGTCCTTAACTAAGTCGCATACTTCTTTAACATTTTCTGTGTCGTCTGGTAAAATAATACAAGAGATAAATTCTGCTGATTCCTCACAATGTGTTTTAAGAGTTTCAATGTCAATTTTGTTATCTTTAAATCCTACAGCAAGTCCTGTAGAATTAGTATTTGACAATGCATTTATTGTATTCATATCTGCGTTATTAACAGTAATAACACAATCCTTATGTGCTAACATATTATGTCTAAAATACTCTCTTGCAGTCATTATTGCTGTAAATATATCATTGCCATTGTTAGTAGATTGAAATGTAATATCAAAATATCCTGTTAATGAAAGTATATTTTTTCTTATATCAGAGACGTCAATATCTTTTTCTAGGTTATCATAAAAATATGAAAACGAAATATTTACTTCTGATTCTAGTACTAATCTGCTTGGTGATTGATGTAATGTTGCAAAGACATTGTTACCTTTTGCATTAGGTATTACTTTTATTTGATGCCATTTAAGATATGATTTTAGTACATCTTCGAGTGTAGGCTCAACAGACTCGTCGAGTGATAGTACAAATTTGTCGTCGTTTTTGAGTTCGTGTATTGATTCAAGTAAGTCATCTAATATATCTAAATTGATATATCTTCCATACCTGCTGTCCTCAATTTCACTATGTGTCCTATCTGCCATTGTTTGGTGTCTAATCCTTTCATTATACCGAGATACTTGTTTCTCAACAAACCAAATTGATTTGCCAATGATGTCAGTGTAACTACTTCATCATCGCCGTCAACATATTTGTCTGCATCTCTAGAGGTTAATTGTCTGTTGTAACTTTCCAAAAAGTTTCTAAATACTTTACTGCGTGTTTTACGCAATTGAATGTTTATGTGTTCTAGTATTGCTTCTATTTCTTGTAATTGATTGAACCTGTGTTCAGTAATGCCAGGTAATGCGGCACTATTACGTTCCACATTACCTCTAATATAACACTCTTTTTTTGCCTCTTCTAACTCTGCTTCAAAGTAGTCTATTGCATCTACAATGTTACTTAAATTATCTGAAACTTTGTTATACCATCCTGCCATTACTAATCCCAGTCTTCCTCTTCTTCGTCATCGTCTTGATAGTCCACTTCAAAATATTCTTCTATGGCTTGGCGTAAATGTTTATCACATTCATTAATACCCACCTCATCATAGTCGACCATTCCGTGTTCATCAAAAACTCTAACTAAGTTTGCACAAACCTCGTCACGTTCTTTAACGTTTACAGAAGGCTTGACACATTCCCAAGTCTCAATTATTAATGCTAGATCTACAGTCATTCAACATTCTCCTCGTATACTGAAGGGTCGTCAATTTCATTCTCGTCAATATCGTCATCGATATCTTCTGCTACTGCTTTAGGATTTTGACCCCATTCATCTATAATTACCTGAAGTTTTTCTCCTGACCAGCCTTTTCTGAACTCTTTTATTTCTTCTCCAGTTACAGGCGAAACATACGACAGTTTGTTACCAACTTTTTCCACAATGCCTTTTGCTTCAAGCATTTCTAACATACCACTGTAAGGGTCCATGCCAGTTTCATATGGAATCTTAATTTGTACACCTTCAAAAGGTTTGCTGTATCTTGACTTCATTACTTTACATGCCGCTCTAATACCTTGTACTGTTGACACCTTGTTACCGTCTGCATCTTCTTTGAGTTTTAGTTTTTTGATAGCAACTACTATGCTACTTGCATACACAAAGCCTTGTCCGCCACTGATTTTATCATCTGGGTCAAACATATCCTGTGATGCATAAGTGTGGTTAGTACACACTAAGCCGATTGGGTATGGTGCTAATTGGTTAACAGTATTTCTAACCAATGCTGTAAGAGCCTTTGGCTTACGACCCATGTCACCTTTCATGTCACCTTTTTGAAACTGATCTACATCTGTAGGGGTTAGCAACATACCCAAACTGTCCACAACAAATAATAACTTAGGCATTTCATCATACTCTAAATCACCATAATTGCTTTTATAGTCTTTCATAAACTCTGAAATAGATTTTGCCACATCATCAATCATTGACACACTAATCTTTAATAGTTTCTCTGGACTAGTGTCAACGTTTAATGCTTTGAGCCAATCTTCGTCAAGAGCATTTTCTGAGTCAAATAACACAACCTGACAGCCATGGTCTTGTGCATTTCTGACTAAATTACCTGAACAAATAAAACTTTTACCTGAACCGGACTCACCAGCGAACACACTAACTTTACCTAGTGGTACGCCTTTGTTAAAATCACCACTGATCAAATAATTGAGTGTGTGGTTTCCTGTGCTGATCCAATCTACTGGATCGTGAAAACCGGCACTAATACCACTAATACTTTTAGTGATGCCGGTTCTAAATTTGCTTAAATCAAATGGTTTTTGCATTTTATACTCCGTATATATTCCTTTCTTTTAATTCTTCGACTAGTTTCTGTGCCCATCTCTCGTGCCCTGCTTCATTGGCATGGCCTCCGTTAATTTTAACTTCTGGAAATTTGCCATTCATAATCCAGTCCCAATAACTTGTTTCCATATAATTGTTTTTATCTATTGCCTTATATAATGATTTATCAACTGGATGATCACCTGACCAAAATTTTACGTCTTCGCCTTCTAGCGGTGCTTCATCCTTTGTGTTTGTCATTACATCAAACATTAGATATGGAATGTTATTATTTTTGCATATATTTTCACATATATACATTGCCCTATATTTTTGTGCTAATAAGTCTTCTGCTAAACAGATAGGCAAAAACTGTTTATAAGTTTCATATCTTTCTGAGCCTTCTACCATTTCTGGTGCTCTCCAACTGTTCACTAAATTATAATGATACGAACCGTCATCATCAAAACCGTCAGCATATTCATATCTGCCTAAACATGTCCAACCTAGTATAACTAAGTCTGGTTTGGGATTGTCTGCTAAGTATTCGACTAATAGTCTTTCAGTTCGCATAATACTAGCACCAGGTTGCCCTAGATTAACACATTCATCTATTTCTAATAGTTGTTTTAGTTTCTCTGGGTAAGCCTTGTATATTGATTCAGGGCGATTATCGCCTTCGCCATATATCTCTGACCCAAATGTGTGGCTATCGCCTATTGCTAATAATGTACTCATTTTTATTCCTTAAAAATGTAGCCATACTAGTTCTTTGAAGTAAACAGGACCAAGTATTCAAATCCCTAAGTATGGCTACCAGTCATCAACAATTACTGTTGACGATTCCTAATCATCTGCAGGATGTCATCTGCTGATGCTTTACCAGTTTCATTAGAAGTGTTTTCGGCAGAAGCACTTACTGTTTCTGTTACTGGTTGAACTGCCGGTGCAGGTGCTACAGGCTCAGCCGCTGGTGCTGGTGCCGGAGTAGTTTCTGCTACTGGAGTTGCTGGAGCCTGAGCCGGTGCTGAAGGTGTTTGTACCTTAGCAGGTGCGGCCTGGCCAATAGGTCTAAAAAAGTTACCGTACTTATCGTTGTCATAAAGTTCACCATTTACAGAATCTTGGAACATGTTGTAAATAACATCTACTTCCTCTGCTGATGGCTTCTTAGGTAAAAAGTCTTTTAGATCAAATAACCCATTTGTATCAACTGCGGCAAGTTCATTCTCATCTAATGATCTTTCTTTTCTTGCCCACTTACTTGTTGAATAGTCAGCATACTGACCTTTTGTGGTTTTTGTCAATCTAAAGTCTGTACCGTTGACATAATCTGTTGGAATATTTTCCATATCTGGGTCCATTAATGCACCCTTGATAATGTTGAATATTTGAGGTCCAATGATGAATCTTCTGATTGGATTCTCTGGAGTTGTGTCCTCTTGTAGTGGACTATCTACTACATACCCTTGGAAAATATAACTTCTCTTTTTCCAATACTTACGACCCATATCTTCTAATGAAGAATCTTTGAACCAAGGTCTGATTTCGTTATGAACCGGACATTGTTCTCCCCACATTTCCATACAAGGTACTTGTACAGTTGTAGGTTTCATATCACCACCCTTTATGCCAGGGAACTGTAAACGAATCATTTGTCGTTCAGTCCAAAAGAATGTGTTGTTGGGGTCTCCGTCTGGAAGAAATCTTAGTGTAGCACTAGTGCCCTCTGAGATGTTCCAAAATGGGTAGATAGCATTATCGCCACCTGTTTGTGAACCGCCTGGTTTAGTATCCATTGCGGCTAGTTTTGCTCTAATTTCAGCCAATGTTGCCATGTTTTTCTCCTTGTTTGCCATGTCGTGTAAACATAAATTCTTACACTTGTTTGCCTATTATAATGCCTTTTGAAGTTGAAGTCAACCTCTTTTTGCCATGTTATGTAATCTAATTTAAAATTTCTTCTAAATTAACTTTACTCTAATATATATCAGATTTAACAGATTTTGTTTAGTTTTTCGGTAAAATCAACAAATTCTACTAAATCTTGGTCTATATTACTTTCTACTTTCTCGTTTACTTTACTGATTAATTTCTTAACCATGTTTACAGTAAATTCGTCAAGTTTCTGATCTTTCAGAATCTTAACTGTTGTGTTGTTGATAAATTCTTTTAAAATCTTATCATCAATGCTTTCACTAATTGTATTTAATTTGTGTGCAATTTCAGATTTTTTATTAGGAAATTCAACAGCATCTTCGTTAATTGCTGGTACACTGAATCTATTATTTTCAATAGAATTTTCAATGTATTCTGTAACTGAACGTTGAATATTAACTAGTCTATTAATGCTAGGAAATGCAGATTGTACAGTATTGTCAACATGCTTTTCTGTGAATAAACTTGATAAATCTTGTTCATCTTCGCTTAATGTCAATGTATTCATTGCATCAATTGTATCTACTGCTTTAGCATATGATTTTGCTCCACTTAATTGTTTTAAGTTTTGTCTCATTGTAGATATTGATTCTTTTGCTATTTGTACATACTCGTTGTTTTCTTCATTAACTAAACCTTTTCTGTCTACATATCTAACAAACTGTGATAAGTCTGTGATATTTTGTACCATTTCATTAATGGAATGACCTACTTGGTCAAAAGGATTACCGCCGTTATGTACGTGACGTGCCATTGCTCTGGCACCTGCTAAACTTTTATGAGGTAGTGCAAATCTTTCATCTGCTCGTTGTATAAAGATTTTAGATATTTGTCTGCTTCTAGAACCTCTAACTTCTTCGTTCACAGGTTTAGTGTGTCTTACAACTATTTTGACTGCGTCTAATGGTTGGTAACTTGTTTTGGTGCTACCATACATTTTTCCTAAACTTGCTTCTGTAACTTCTGATTTCACTTTATACTCATCATGTTTTGGTGTTATATTTTTGCCGTATATTTTATATTTAAAACTGTATAATCCGTTATGGGCAATTTCCTTTACACCTTTATGTATTTTATTTATGATGTCTTCATGAACAACTTTAGATCTACTTAACTTAACTTCTTTTTCTTCTGGATCTATAGTGACCATTAAGTTTGGATCACTGCTAAAAAATCTCTCGGCATCCTCAACTTCTAATGTATCGTTGCCCTGGTCGTCTTTTAAAGTCAGTTTTAAACCATTACCTTTTAGGAAATCAAATAGTTTACTGTTAATTTCTGCTTTATTGTTCATACTTATATTTATCAAAAAAACTAATTATAAAACACCTATTGGCATAGGACCACTGTAATCGTCATCATCGCCTACACTGGTTTCTATTTCGTCATATATAGCATCTTCGTATTGTGCTATGTATGTTATCATTCTAACTGCTACTAATGTAGCCATAACCAAGTCATCACTGCCTCCTGGTTTTGCCGCAAAGGTTGTACCACGTGCTACAAATTCTTTTAATTCTCTAATAATGTTTTTACTACGCAATTTAAGTTTACCACTTTCTATAAGTCGTTTCATTGCTAACGCACCTTCCATTTTGTTTTTATGATGTGTGTGGTAACCTTTTCTTCCTTTTTTGCCTTGTACTTTATTTGGTTCATGCAAGAATGTGCCTGGGAAACTTTCTTCGCCTGTGTCTCTGATTACTACTAATGCCGCTTCGCCGATAGCATTATTTTCTACAGTCCAGTATATTTCTGTAGCACCTTCGCTTTTTAATTCTAATGCTATATCTCGTAGTAGTTTTATTTGTCCTTCTATGGGAGTTTTATTGTGTTGCCATTCGCACACTTGATTCATACTAGGTAAATCATAACACACTATGGCCGCATTGTCGCCGCCTGTTCCTGTACTAGGGTCAAGTGTTATTACATATATTTTGTTTGGGTCAATGTTTTCATACCAACGTATTTGGCCACTGCGTCTGATTGGATCAACACCTTTCATGTCAACTAATTTAAGAGAATCTATAAGTGTTTCATCGTATATAATAAATTCACATTCGTGTTCACGTCTAAATCTTTCTTCGCCAATTCTACTACGTTCTGCTTTTGCCCAAAGTTCGTCTCTGTCTGGGTGCTCTTGCCAATTAACACGAAATGCTTTAAATCCATTTGTGCCTACGTCTTGTTCTTCTCCGTATTCGTCTACTTGTTGTATTGCTTGATGCCATATGTTTGCAAATGTGTCGTCGTCACTGTTAGGTGTACTTGTAACAATACACTTACCGCCTGTACTTAATGTCGGCGATAGTGCTGTCCAAAACTCAGACGCGATGCGTGGCGGTACGAATGCAAACTCATCTAAGTATACCAATGAAAGTGACATACCCCTACCAGTATTTTCAGTTGTTGTAGCACTAACTATCCTGCTACCATTATCAAAACTTAAACTACCTTTGTTGTATTCTGTAACACCTGCTCTAATATGATCAGGTACACTTTCGTAAGCATACCTAATACGTTGCATGATCTCTTGAGCACCTGTGTGTTTATGTGCCGCTACAAGTATTGTGCTGTCTGCTACAAACATTGCATACCAAAGTAAGTATGCGGCCGCACATGTTGTTTTACCAGTCTGTCTGGGTAACATGTTAATACTGTATCGATATTTAGAATATGTATCAATTAATCTTTCTTGGAATTCAAAAGGCTCAAACTTAATTCCGCCTTTTGTAGGGTGTTGTATTTTTACAAAATGTTCCATAAAGTATGCTGGACCAGTCATTAGATCCATACAATTTTGTAACTCAACGATTTGATCTTCGGTGAAGTTTTGCTTTGCAAATGCTCGTTTGGTTAAACTGTAATCCTGCGTTCCTTTAGGCATACAGTTATTTATGTGGGTTTTTGGTTAAGAAAAGTGTTTACAGGCTTTTGTAACGGTTCATTAATGCGTTAAGAATTTCTTTTTTATCACCACCTACTGGATCATATCCCATTCCTTTTGGTTTGAGACTAATTACCACAGGCTTCTTTTCACCTTCATCGTCATCGCCGTGTTGATCGCAGTCTTCACATTCGCACTCATCACCAGGCTTTCCGCAACCATCACACATATCGTCTGCGTACTCGCCTTGTTTTGGTTCTTCATCGTGATCATGTTCTTCGTGGTCGTGTTCTTCTTCTGAATCTTTGCCTTTAGGTAATGTGATACCTGCAAGTTTTAAAATGTCGTGTAGTTCGTCCATGCTGTCAGCATTAGCACTCACAGTAACAGTATTATCGCCTTGCTTCTTAGTCTTGCTATAAGTTACTGTTTCCTTATCATCGCTTTCGCTTTGTTGTCCATATGGAGAAGACATATAAAATGACTCCATGATGGAAATATAGTTTCTAATTTCGTCTGACATTATTGTACTACCGGTCCTTGATTAATTGGATACTCGTTACCTTGTACACTTGGATCGTGTGCTAGTCCTACTGCGTCTGCTAATGGTTTGAGGTCATCGCCCATCATCATGCTTTTGCTAGGATAGTTTCTAAAATAATCAGCACCTTTTTCATCTTTGATTTTTTGTAATTCTGCTATAAATTTTGAATTAAACTCTTCGCCGTACATTCCTAATTCTGCAAAGTCTAAATCTTTGTTTTCAATTTCGTAATGTGCTTGTTCTTCGTTTGTTAATTCTGCTTCTTCCATATCAGCATATCTATCCTTGTCATTTTCGATTCTGTTTTTTGTGACTTCATCTTCTAATGTTCTAGGACTTTCTACTGGTTGAATTACAACATATTCTGAAAGCATTTGCATATTTACTGCTACCCAAACTTCTAATAATCTTTCGTTTATTGGATATTTAAGTACAACATCTACACTTGTTACTTCTGTTGGTCCTTTTAGTCTTTTGTTTTTAAAGTCCAAAGGCTCATCTTGAATAGGAGTTCTTTTAGCACTACTAACACTCTCAACACCATACTTGCCAAGAATATTTTCTAATTGCTTGATACCTTCGTTGGTAACATCGCCAGCAAATTTGATTCTATAATTAAATGTTTTACTAAAACTTTCTTTTATAATTTGTTTAAAAGGTGCTTTCATACTATCTCCTATGTAGTTATTTATCTTTTTTGTTTAAAATTTGGAGGATGTGATTTCTATCCATTACACCGCCATCGCTACTAGTCTCTGTTCCTTCATTCTGATCTAGCCTCATTTTGCGTATTTGCAAGTCAATCATCTTTAATTTTTTGTCGACTTTGGCATTTTTACTGTCCATTGCTATTTGTAACATTTTACTTGCTGTTTCAAATACTCTTCCTGCATGAGCATCTTGCACATTCATACCTAAATTCATAAGTTCATCATAACTATCAATTGCCTTCTGTGCAATATCTTCCATTTCTTTATCATGTGTTTCTAAATCTTTAACTCTAGGTAAAGCAGAATCAATTTTTTCTGCATTTGTTAATGCTTCTTTGATTTCTACTTCTGTAATTTCTTTGCTTTCTTCTTTTTTCTCAACAGGCAACACGTCTTCTATTGGAGGCAAATTAAATTCTTCTTCTAGTTTGCGTGTCATAGTTGTATTTAGTTCTTTCTCTTCTTGGTGTTCATGTATATGTGATTCTCATTTAACACTCTAAACCGTACACCTTTGCGTTGGCACCACTCATTTGCGGCTGTCCATTTGGCTAAGTTAATGGCAACTTGAATTTTTTCTGCACTACTTCTTGCACTTTCCATTGTACTTTGACTGCCTGGTTTTATCTCAATTACTTCCATATGATTCTTGCCATCTTTATCAGTGTAAATTACTGTAAAGTCTGGTACATATACTGTATGCTTTCCTGTTACAGGGTGTCTGTATGGGATTTTTAAATTTTCACTTGCCCATTGTGTAATATTAGGATGACTGTCACACATGTTCATAAATGCTAGTTCCCAACTACTGCGATAGTAAGGAGTTTTAGCACCTGTGTACTTTCCGGGATTTTGTGGTTCGAATGTGCCTTTGGCGTATTTGGCCATGTTACGCCCCTATGAGTAGGCGAACGTATTTATTTGATTTGATGTTTACAGAGTTTTGAAATCTTACCGAATTTGGTAAGGTATTGTTGATAAGAGCCATTACACTATTGTTAATCAGTATTTTGTTATCTTCTTTTGTATACAGAGATAGCATATCTACTTCTGTGTTATCTGCAATTTCTTTTAGTGTGATTGTATAGAAGTTTGCTAATTTTTCTGTTAAACCAGCACTTTTAAAATCTGCAAATACCTGCTCAATTTTATATCCGTCTACACCGTTTTTAATTGTGTTTGCCTGTGTTGTTAATTGTTTTATTTGTAGTACTTCAGGATTGATACTTAAATCTTCACCTGTTTTGGATATAATTTTATAGGAGTTATCAGACTTATTTGTGTCAAAATCTACTCCAAAATTTTTGTATATGTTACTCATGTTTTATATCTTGAACTTGCTAAGGTTTTTGTTATTTTTCTTGAGTAATCCATCGGTAAGTTCATTTGCTTTTTTTCTAACAGCATTACGAACTAGGTTACCAAAGAATCCAACTGCTTCGGGATCTTCACCTGCTGTTTTTATACTACTTAAATCGCCACCGTAGTCTTGTCTTGGTGCTGTATTTACAGCAGTTAAATTTTTGCCTCTATTGCCGGCACGTTGAGTTAATCCAAATAAACCTTTTACAATTCCTCTTAGTCTATCACCGGTTGGATTGAATGGTGTTGCTTTAGTATAATCTTCTATAGCCTCTTGTAAGAATGTGCTTTCCTCATCAAAATCAAAATTTATAACAGGAGAATAATGTAACTTTTCGTATTCAAATGCAAAAGTTATTTCCTGTGAACTTCCTGCTCCTGCGTAATCTAGTGGCGTAAACGACACATCACTGATCATCGGATTGACGGCTGTTGTGCGTTGTACTGTTTGACCATGTATTTGATAAACATGAATATTATTAAAGAATTGTGCATTTGTGGCATTATGAACATCTATACCATCGAATTGACTCATATGGTCGCCTTCGTGTCTTATTAGTTTACTATTATGTATTACACTATTCCAGTCTTGGAGTTCACCTGAAGCAACTCCTGGAACTGCTTGAGTATGTCTGCCATCAGTAAAATGATAATTGTAATATACTTGCCACAGTTCTTGCCATGTACTCGATACATCATCATGTACTGTTACATTAAAAGGTTTGAATTCTTTTGTTAAAATTACTGGAACATTTTTATTATACTTTGGTCTTTTTTCAACTGTCACAGCCATACTTGGCATATCAATTGTTTTGACCATTTGTGCTAGGGAATAAGGCCCAGTCTTATTTAAAAATAATGCTTGTAATGTGGGATTTAGTTCAAAATGAACTATATACTGAAACGGCAAACGAGGGGGATTGCCGGTACTAAAACTCGCTAGTTTACTACTTGCGTGTCTAGGTCCGGCTACATAAATCCCGTTTTTAACTTGTCCGCCGATTAACTCTTTCCAGAATTTCGCCATCGGTCCTCCCTATAGATATAGGCCTAAATTATACTCCAGTGCCTGGTGTTGCTGGTAGTGGTGATACCAATGGGAATGGGTCACCTGCGGCAACTTTACCACCGAGTGTATTAGGTCCTGCCACATGTACCGCGTTATCGTATCTGACGTTCAAGTCTAGTTGAACAATTTCGCTGGCATCATATGAGTGATCACTATAGTTAACCTGTTGTAGCATACATCCTTCTAGTTCCCATTGCTCTGTTGGCTCAGCATTTGTACCATCTAAGACTTGGATAAGCATATCGAATTTATAGTCTCCACCACTAACTGCGGTAGTTTGTTCGAAATGGTTAAATTGTCTTTGGATTTGCTGACCGACTAAAGCGGAAACTTGGTTAGTAATATCATCCCTTAAACTGAGATTAATCGCTTCCCATTGATGTTTACCTGAAATATATGCACGAGAGTTATAACTGTGAACTTCAACTTCGTCAACATTAAATGTTGGTCTAGTTACACTCACGATGTTACTTGTAAACTCATCGGTTCTACCACCTGCTCCAAATCCAGTTACGATTACACGGAATCTGTATTTGAGTTTAGGTTGTAAAATACCTAATCGAGCACCTTCAATAGGTACACCAAATTTATCTTTTGTTACTGCCATCTTTCGATCTCCTAATCACATGTTATACATGCTAATTACATTTATTTATCATCTTTCGGCCAAAAATAAAGGGCGGAAAAATCCACCCTTTATAATTTTTAGAATAATCTTATTCTGAGCCTGTTTGACCAAGAGTTGACTGAATTCTAATCGGAATGTATATAAATTCAACTGCTTTAGTTGGCTGAATTGCTATATCCAAGTATAATTCGTTTTTGTCAATCCTTGCAGGTGTGTTATTTGTTGTATCACAAACACTAATAAAGTCAAATAGACCTCTTAGTGTAACTAGTTCTGATAATAATGAATCAGCAACTCGCTTAACACCTGATCTGGTTATACCATCATTTGGTTCAAATAAGAAAGGCTTAACTGCGATATCTAATTGATATCTAATATAGTTTACAAGCCTTGCTACGTTAATTCTATCTAATGCACTTGCAGTTGGGTTTAGAGTCTTCTGTCCAAATACAACTAAGCCTCTTCCTGGGAAGTTAGCAATTGGATTAACTTTATTTGCATAAAGTGTATCTCTTTGTCCGTTGTTTAATGAAACAGGTACAAACTCGCCACTTGGTCCGTCAACATAACCGACACTAGTTGCGTTTTGTACTATACCTCTTTGATACCCTGCTGGTGCAAACCATTGATATGCCACATTGTCATTAAATGCAAATGTTCTTAATGCAATATGAGAAGCCGGTACAGCAACACTACTTCCGTCTAAGTTTGTTGTTAAACCTGATGGATAGTGAACTGAAACGTATGGATTACTTGCAATAAGTCCATCTTCACCGTTTTCACTTGCGTTATTGGCATTGGTTGACCAGTTTTTAATGCTGGTTGCATCTGATTTTAATCTCATTGGACTATCACCAACAATAAATGCGACTTCTTTCTTATCTGTGTTAAGAGTAATCATCTCATCTATTAGTTCTGGATATCCAGGAGCGGCAATCAAGTTGTAGAAATTAACTTCACTTCTGATTTCGCTATTGTTTGCTAATGCGGCCTGCATTGATTGTACAATAACTTTTCTTTGTGCTTTTCTACCCATGTATGGTGAACCGTCTGCTTTGTTGCCTGACTCACTTACCCATACGTTAGATAGTGTACCGCCACTGTAAGAATATGAAGTGTAGTATTTCTTAACGTTTTTACCACTGGCTCTAAAGTTCCATGCTAAAATACCAAATGGTACTGTTGCTGGATCTTTTGCATCTGCGTCTACCACTGATGCGCCATATGATGCTAAATCTAAGAACAGGACGCCGTCTGCTGATACTTGATCTGAATTATCAACTAGTACCCATGCACTTGATTTTCTTTTGTAAATTAATGGATAATCTTCTAAATTATCTGAATCAACCCAAAGGTCGCCGTCCACTAAAGAACCGCCATCGCTTTGTGTTGTAGGCTCACTCGCCGCTACGTTTACATCGTAGTCTGCTGAGTATTTTGTCCATGTTGCAGTTCCGCCAACATTTTTGTTGTACCAAATGTCAACATTGTTACTGCTATCATACCAAAGTTTACCTGTTGCTAAATCACCAGTTGGTGCTGTAGTACCAAATTCATAATTTTTACTATCAATTTGTGCAACTGTTCCAGAAACGTCTGCAACTTTAAAGTTACTGTAATTACCTGTAGCAATGTTTAATTCTGTGAATACATTAAATGATACACCACCTACATCTCCATTGAAAACATCAATGTCTTTACCGTCATTGGAAACAAGTGTAAGTTTACCAGATACGTTTGATGCTACTACATTTGTTGATGATAATTGGTCATTTATGTCTTGAACAATGTCATCAACACTAACGTTACCGTCGCCACTTGTATCAGTTGAAAATTTAACATCAATATTTGATGCACTATTATCAATTTTTAATCTGATACCATAGTCTGAACCGCCTGTTTGTTTTGCTATTGCAGTATCGCTAATAGCGGCTGAACTTTGTATTTGTAAACTGCTTTGACCGTTATGTCTTCTTAAAGCAAATCTTCCATGTACGTCTGAGTCCAGTTTATTACCTGAATCATATTCTACAAAGAATGTGCCGGCGTCTGGTGTTGCACCAATGCTTGTACTTGCATAAGCACTTGCTGAATTGGCATAACCTTCTGCTGTTGTACTGACCCATGATGCAGTAGATGAGTTATAAACTTTTAGTCCATACTTTAATCCACTTGCGGCTGATGTTGTTTGAACAATTAAATCGCCACTTTGAAGAGCACTACTGTCTTTTCTTGTAGTTGGTCTGTTTAAATGAGTCACAAACTGACAGTCTTTAGAAGTATTAGATACAAATGTACTTGCATCTGTCAACTCATGCCATACAGATGATGCTTTTAAGTAATATACTACTTCTGCTTTTGCTTTACCGTTTTGATCTATACCTAAGATCCCGATATCGCCATTTTTACCTACTGATGGTTTTGGTACGCCACCGCTGGTAATTTCGTCTTTTGTAAATATTTTTACGTCTGTTTTTTCTTCATACTTTGATGAAGATGTGTTATATTCGAAGATACCCCACTTAGTAGCACTTGAGTCTACCCATATAGTTGCATCTGCCGGATCAGCCGACGGTGCATTTGACAATGGTTTTAATTCATCTAAGTCTACATCTGATCTAAGAACGTATGCTCTTGAAGCCAGACCTAGAAAACTATGTGCGGCTAATAAACCGTACTCGTTTAATTCGTAACCATGTTGTGGAGTTCCTCCTGTGCTGTAGAATTGTGGATTTCCGTATTGCTGTAACAATTCTCTTTGACTTGTAATTAAGTAAAGTTCATTGTCTGTTTCTGCTTTGGAGTAAGGTGCTAGACCCGATCCATCAGGATTAGATTTGTTCTTTGCTGTTGCAATTACAATCAAAGGTACTGTTCCAGGACCGCCAGGCGAATAAAACGATTCGTCTGATACTGAAATATCTACACCAGGTGATACTAATGTTGCCATATTTTTCTCCTATAATACCTTATTTGGTTACATGTATTTATTAAAAAATGCAATAAATGTGGTATTATAAAAATAACAAATCAGTAATTCTTATAAAAAATGATAAATAAGACCTTAAATTATCTCTATGGTATTATCTGTGAATATTTCTGGTTTTTGTGGAAGTTTTTCAATAATTTC